CTATCACTGAATACTTAGCTGGAGAAGAAAAATACAATATGTTTACGCCGATCAATCAAGCTCAATGGTGCTTACATCCTGTATTTCAAGTTGGTGCGAACGCCAGTAATAGAGATAAATCATTAGAATTTGATGAATTTCAGGGTGTCAGTGTTTCTGGATATAATCCAACTATAAAGAACAAGGGGGGCTGGTATGAAAATATGGAGCTTTTAGGACAAACAGATCTTTGTCGTGCTGTTGAAAGTCGTGCTTTTAATCAGACAAGTGTCTCTACGGCTTACGCGCAAGAAGGAACTAATGCCTCTGGTGGTGTGTCTGGAAATCACGTCTTAGTATTACAAGAAAGTGATATTTATTCACCGTCGCCACACGCAAACGCAACAGAACTTCTTGGATTTAATCGTGGTATTGTAATTCCAGCAACAGCAGATATTGTTGGTTCTCAAGTGACGTTTCAGAGTATAGCTTCACCGTCTCTAATTAACAATATGTCATTATTTGTGAGACTTAATAATCTTGGACAGAATGTAATGAATGCTTTTACAGGGAATAGATCAAAAATTATATCACACCTCGTAAAATTAGAAACTCAAACAGGAATTGTATCATACGAACCTAATAATCTTGTATGGCTTGATTTGGATAATCCTTCTGATCTTAATCTAACAGACTTTGATCTGTCTATAAATTATATCAACGAACAATATGCTACGATAGTCACAGGCGATTCTATTGTTTGTTTGTATTTTAGAGATAAACCCAAAGAAATGTAATCTTTTTTAGAAAATTATTAATATTTTAAATAAATTTTTTTATAGTTTTAATTATAAATGAGTAAAACTGCGCCAAGAGTTCAATTCAACTTTTTGGAAGAAGAATGCGATGAAGTAATGGAACACGTCACTGAAGATGTAATAGAAGATGATGAAATAGATTCATTAGCTATGCCTGAGCCAGTTGAAAGGGAAGCGATTGAGCCTGATAATATCTTTGATGAGCCTGAGCCACATAAAAGTAAGATACTTAAAGAACTTGTCGCACAAGAATTACCAAAGCCTAAAAAGGTAAAAGAACCAAAACCAGTTAAATTAACAAAATCTGGAAGACCTCGTAAGCCGATGACTGAAGAACAAAAACAAAAATTGGCGATTGGTCGTCAAAAGGCATTAGAACAAAGAAAGATAAATAAAATCAAAAGAGATGAAGAAAAGGCTCTTTTGAAAGAAGAACAGGAATTATTAAAAAAGAAAAAACAAAAGGATTTTGAGAAGTTAAAAAAGGAAGTGGAAGAGCCAGACACAAATCAGCCCACTCCTGCACGACCTCAGGCACAAACGTTCACACGTAAAGATCTAGAAGATGCTCAGCTGTCGGCAATTATGTCTTATGAAAAAATAAGATCCGAAAGAAAGAAGGCAAAACAAGAACAACAATTAATAGAAGCTCAGAAACAAGAAATAAGAAACAAGCTTACAAAACCAGCAGGAACGTATCAATCGGCATATAATCCTCAGAACAGATTTTACAACTGCTACTGAACTAATAAATGATCTTTCCAATAAATAATTTTTTCTTTTTTATTTTTACTATCACATTCTTCAATTACTTCTATTTCACAATTCTCTAAATCAAGTTTGTGTGAGATACAATATCTTCTACCTTTTCTTTTTTCATACAAGTGATTACATAATCTTTCTCTTACAGTTGATTTCGTGCTTCCGACATATATAAGCCCATTACAATCTGTGATTTTGTAAATATTTATTTGTGAAGTCATAATATAATATGGTAGGGATAATTTTTTAAATAAAAATATTATCATATATAAATGGGTTTCATACTGAGCTGTAGCACTATACCTACTAGAATAGATAAATTAATTCATATATTATATCATACAACAAATATAAGATACAAATATTTTATCATAAATATTTCTGTAGAATATAAAAGATTTGGAAAATTCAAAATACCAAAAGACTTGATACGTCTCTGTAAGGTTGAAAAAAGGATAGTTTTTAATATCGTAGATGATATGGGTCCAATTCAAAAATACGTTGGAGCTTTTAAGAAACTAAAAAAATTAAAACATAATAAAGATGATAAAATTATCATTATTGATGATGACACTGTATATCATCCAGAACTATTTTATCAATTAATGGATTGTAAAACAGATGATAATGTGACTACAGGAAGTGGCTTCAATTATGATGAAAATAGAAATTATAAAATCGTTGAAGGTAAAACAGAAATGGTGGAAGGATATGGTGGAGTCTGTTTTTCAGTAAATCAATGTAGCGACTTCATAATGTGGTTTGTAAAATTCTATAAACATTTTACTTTTAAAGATCAAAACATTATATCAAAATATTTACAGGCTTGTTTTCTAGGAGATGATTTTTTATTATCTAATATTTATCCCTATAAATTTGCGATTAAAGAAGGTCGTAAATATATTAACCCGCAACAATACGGATTTGAACCGGATGCTCTTCATAAGAATAATGTGTTTGGGAGTAATATGGGTTCTTATAATTATTTACAGGATAATATTTCAATCTTGAATACATTCAAAAATAAATATGAATTAAATAAAACTATTTGTTCACTTGAATCGCAAAACTAACGCATCCATCATTTCCAAAAGCACATATCTTTTGTGAATAGTTTTCACAAAACTCGTCGACAGCTTGTTTAGTTCCAAAAGACCAATTATAATTACATTTATTTTTATTCAGCTCGTAATCGTGACCCATAATAAAACCTCCGTTCTTAACTTTTTGAAAAGCTATTTCAATATCTTTTTTTACTGCTGGATATGAATGATCGGCATCAATATAAATAATATCATATTTATTGTTTTCTTGTTTTTCAAGATACTTGTGACTATAATCTTTATGAAAAGAAACAATAGGATTATCAATATAAGTATCTTGTAATTCCATATATACCTGATTCATATCAACTTGTATTGAGTTATTTCCATCTACGTCTCCACTACCTGCGATTCCGCTAAATAGATCAACACCTTCTATTGTTAAAGGATCGCAGTTTTCCAATAAGTATTTAAAGAATTCGCCTTTAAATACACCGATCTCACATATAACGGGTGTTCCTTTACAATAGTATTTTATCATTTCATTTCGTGTGTCAAAATATTTCATAAAAAATGTTTTATATATATAAATGAAAATAATTGATGAAAAAAATCGCATCGTTCCTAATACTATTGAAATAGTGGAACAAGAGCTTGTAAAAAAATATGTTAAACCCGATGACAGAGTTCTTGAACTTGGAGCAAGATATGGAGCTGTATCCGTGACAACTAATAAAATATTAAATGATATCTCAAAACATTATGTTGTTGAACCTGATGCATCTGTATGGAATGCTCTTGAAACAAATATGAAAAATAATGATTGTAATTTTAATATCATTAAAGGAGTAATTGGAGAAAAGAAATATAGTGTCTGTGGAAGTAATTATTCAACGTATACTCAAGAAGATCCTAATTCTACTCTTGAATCACATAAAATTCCCGATATTAATTTCAATACATTAATAGTTGATTGTGAAGGATACTTAGAAACCTTTTATTTTGAGAATGTAAATTTCTTTTCTAAGCTTGAAAAAATTATCCTTGAAGCCGATGAAATAGAGAGATGTGATTATCAAAAAGTATTCGCTGAATTTAAGAAACAAGGATTTACTCAAATAGAATGTATTAAAGAACCTACGTGTGAAAATATGTATCATTATGTTTTTTGTAAAGAACCCACCCCATCACTATTATTCTGTAGTTTATCAGATCGTCCAACTTTATCACAGCCGATGTTTGATACACTAAAACAATATTGTGATAAGCACAACTACAAGTGTGTTCTTGAAAATAATCTGCTTTGTGATGATAGAGCGCCCTCGTGGAGTAAAATAAAATTATTACAAAGAGAAATGAAAGCTAATCCTAATATTGATACGTTGGTGTGGATTGACGATGATATTTTAATTACGAATAAAGATATAAAGTTTGAAGAGTTGATAAAAGATTATCCTTATCAAAATATACTTGTGAGTGCTGATGTGGTATGGTCTCCTTTTAACTGTGGTGTAATGGTTGTAAGAAACGATCAAGAAACATATGACTTTTTACAAGAAATATGGGATTTGTGTGATCAGGAAGAATATCAATATTATAAATTTAATGGCTTATGGGAACAAGATATAATGGTAAGATATTGTCGTATGGTTTCATTAATGAATTCTAATCAAAATCATGTGAAAGTAATTCCTCATAATATTATTCAAAGTTTTTATAGAGATCACGATTTACCTTTAGAGAATAAATGGAAGAAGGGAGACTTCTCGGCTCATTTTACTGGTATGTCATTGGATAAAAGAATTCAAATGCGCGATGAAATTATTAAAATTATTTGGGATTAAATTTTATTTTATTTATTCATAATAAAATGCCTATCAAAGACGGAGACAAAGTTTATTTCAAAATTCAAAGCGGTGCTATAAGAACAGGAAAGTATGATGCGAAAACAAAAATGGTAATGTTGGCTGGTGGTAAGAAAGCTAAGCCACCGAAGAAAGCTTTATTTCATACAAGAGCTGGTGCTGAAAAAGAAGCTTTTATGGGAGCTGGTAATCCTAATCCAGAGCTTGGTGCTGCTCCACGTAAGAAAACAACTAAAAAGGGAAATGCTCGCAAGGGAAAACCTGCTGGAAGTCGTTTAGCATTTGATGATACGAAACAGGAAGCAGATAAAAAAAAAACAGGATATAAAAAATAAAATATAAAATATATATTATTGTAAATGCCGAAAAAAGTAAAGACTAAAACAGAAAAAAAACGTGGAGTTCCTCGTATCTTGAAAGTAAAAGATGAATCTCCGTCTGAAAAGTTTGATGATATACATCCACATCTACCTGCGATGCCTAGTCTATTATTAATGGTCGGCTCGGTAAGAAGCGGTAAGTCTAACTATCTAGTGAATGCCTTCTGTAATAGTGATTTTTATAAGGATAAATTTGATATCGTAAAATTTATATCAACAACACTTCACACAGATAATAAGGGAAAAATATTATCAAAACATTTTGATTGTATGGATCATTATGAAGATCATATAATTGACGATATAAAGAAATCTCAAAGCCAATATGAAAATAAAGAAGATAGACCGACGTATGCTCTTGTAATGGACGATGTGTTAACAAAAGATTTCTCTCGACAGAATCAAGTATCATTTTTTTCAACGAGGTTCAGGCACTATATAGATTTTTATGTAATAGCCGTTCAGTCATTCCGTGCAGTGAGTGGTATGATTCGTAATAACGCCACCGACCTCATTATTTTTAAGCAGCAGAACACAAAGGAATTGGAAAAGATTGGGGAAGAATATGCTGATATGGTGGGGGGCAAGGATAATTTTTTGAAACTCTATGAAGAAGCTCACAAAGAAAGATATTCATTTTTATATTTAAAGCTCTCAGAAAATCCAGCTGAGGCATATATACGTCACGAAACTAAGATTTGGCCGACACGTGACTCTGAAGAAGTTGAAGAATTAGAGATAGAATAATTATTTTTTTTAATATACATTTTTTTTATTAATTCATATAAATGTCGCTAGATTTATATGGAACATCGTCTAATGCTATCGCACAGGGAAATATGAGATCACAACAGGTTCGTGATTTGAATGAACGTATCCAATCACATAATACTGATGTAGCTAATAAAATTAGTGGATTAAAAGATCAAGAAAAAACCACGGAAAGAATAACACAAGGAGTTCAAACGGCTCAGGGATTATGGACGGCAAAAGGTATGCCTGATAAGGTAAAGGCTTACAATGATTGGTCTGCTGGTCGTTCAGCTACTAATCCAACAACACAGAGTCAAAGAGCAACTACACAGGCAGCGGAACAATCAGATCCAGCTCGTGGTGATGCTAGAGCCGAAGCTCCTGCTACAGCAAGCACGACTGAAGAAGCTGCGGCTGTAAGTGGTGCTGATGGTGAAGCGGGTGAAGTTGGCGCGCAATCTTCTAAGCTTACTGAAGGATTGGAACAGACTGTTGGTGAAGATAGTAATATCGCTGGAAAATTCGGTGAAGGTGCTGGAGTTCTTATGTCAGCGGGGACGGCAGGTATGGATCTATATCAAGATTATGAAGATAGTAAAAAAGACGGTCATTTTGAAATAGCTGGAAATAATGCTTATGAAAAAGCTGGAAATATATTACAGATCGGTGGCGGTATTGCTGATGTTGTGGGGGTTGGTTTTCCTCCTGCTAAATTACTTGGTGGTGTATTGGATCTTGCCGCGGGGGCTACTAATGAAATTGGAGAACAATTAGACACTACTGATAGTGATAAATTAACTACAGAGCAGGGACAAGAAACAGAACAGACTGTCGTAGCTCCTACTCAAACTATAACAACAGGAAGAGTTCAATAATAGATCTTTTTTGATTTTTTTTTTTATTTATTTTTATATTTACTCATAATAAATGTCTAAATACTGGTCCGCAGATGATTCTATGAAAGTGGGTGAAACTAAAATTTCTATTCCAAGCGAAAATGGTCTTGAATATGATCCAGGAAACAAAGTTCAGTTTTTTATTCCACCGACTACAAAGTTTATGGATGGACGCGAAACGTATCTTGAATTTAATGTGAAACTATCCCTGCCTTCTGGTAAAACTCCAACGAGATTACAGCTTGACAAGTGTTCATCAACTTTAATCAAGAACATTAGAATTTACGACGGCACTCGTGGTAATCTAATTGAAGAAGTAGCTAATTATGATTCTTATGTATCTGTTAAATATGATTATGAAAAGGATGCTTCTATTGAAAACCTTCGTGCTCTTCGTGAAGGGTGCTTAGTTCAAACAACTGATAATCGCAGTGATTCTGGAACTACTAAAAATGGTTTAATGAATACAACTACAAATCCTTATTTTGAAAAAACTTCTGGTAATCAGACCGTGACGTTCAGCGATGATAATTTCTTAACAGCCAAGGTATGTATTCCCTTACACACAGGAGTGTTCGCAAATTCCCGAACTATCTTCCCACTTATGTTAACTCAGGGTTTATATATGGAGATTGATTTAAATGAAGCCGACAATGTTATTAAGCAATTGGACTCTGTTCTTCGTGATCGCCGAACTCCAGCTAATCCTTATTTCCATTCTATTAATGGCTCTGATTCTCCTAACGGATGGCTTAATGGTTCAACTCACGCATCTTTCTTTGTAGATACGGATAATAACCTTGCTGGAGCTGATCGTGTTTCAAGATTTCCTTTTGTCGTAGGTGAAACTTTTAATTTTTGTCTTAACACCGATAATGGTAGTGCGACAACTTTAAGTGCTACGGCTACGATTAGTCAAATTAATCTTTCAACTGTTGCGAATGCTAGTGGTGGTCTTATACAAATTGTTTTATCTTCGGGAGTGACTAATTCTACTGGAATTAATATCACGGAAGATTTTGTGATGTATTCAACGGCTGTCGCAGATCAAACGTCTTATGATGCTTCATATAAAATTTCAAATATGAACCTTGTAGTGTCACAAGTTCATTTAGATCCTTCTTATGAAAATGGAATGATGTCAAAAGTTCGTGATGGGGGAGCGATTGAATTTGATATTACTTCTCTTACGAATTACAAACATTCTATCCTCGCAAGTGATAGACAGAGCAACATGCAGATCTTCGCCAATAACTCAAGGGCAAAATCTCTTTTGATTGTTCCTCAAGATAATAGTGTATATACTAGTGCCGAAAAGATAAGTGGCTCGGGCACATATGTAATTAAGGGAACTGATTTTACTAATTCTAGTGAAGCTACTAAAGATAAAGCTGATACTTGTCTTACTAGCAACAGAACCGCATATACAGGAATCGTAGATGCCCTTTCCAGTATTCAGTATGTGATAGATGGAAAACGTGTTCCTTCAAGAGAAATTACAACTAAGAAATTAGCCACTAAGAACTCATTAGATGCTTTCCATTTGTATGAGCTAGAAAAATGTCTTGACTCTGCGGGAATCCAGCCAAAATCATTTTCGGCTTTCCTTGATAATTTTGTTTTTGGAAGAAGTTTCTCAGCTTCTGCGCAGAATGGCGCTATGGATCTTCGTGGTCGCGATTTATCTGTTGTTCTTAAATACTTGGACGCAACCCAAACTCCAACCAAGAACAAGCTTTTCAATTCATACATTTTCCACCTTAGAAAACTTATCATTCGTGATGGATCTCTTGAAGTCCAATTTTAAAGAAGGACCTAATCTAATCTTTTTTTGTTTATTTTTATTTAAAACTTTTTTATATTTAAAATTATAAATATGACTAGTCGCTATATTGAAATTCGTCCAGATAACATTCCTGCTGATGGAAAGATTTCATTTAAAAATGGTTTTCCCGTTCTTTCATTTACTATCTCCGCACAGGATGGATTACTTGATCCATCAACTGTTCGTGTAGTTGGTAATTTTAATGCTTACAAAGATAATCTAACAACACCGACCCCTCTTCGCACTGGCGATAATGTCACTATGAATAACCGTCTTGGTATATATAACGTCGTTGAATCGCTCACTGTAAGAGCTGTAAGATCAAAAATGATTTGTGAAAACATTCGTCATTATTCAAAATATATGAATACTTACCTTGCTCTCAATAGTTCTCTACAGGATCAAATGGGGCATCTCGGTGAAACTTGTTTGATTATGCCGAACTCTACTTCTTTCCGTCAATCTGTAATGGAAAGCCCCGCGGGTGGAGTTCAAACGAACTCTTTCTCCATGCACGTCCCCTCGGGATTTATGATGTCAGGAAATATGATTAATCTTCGCCCTGATGCCTTTGGTGGTATTCAGCTAGAATTTTTACTTCAACCTGACTCAAACGTCCTTTTTAATGAAAATGGATCTACTACGGGTATTGGAGATGCTCACTACGAACTATCCAACCTTAAATTGTGTTGTGAAATTAGTGATTTCACGGATCAGCCTAGTGGCGATCAGTCGCAGGGTGTATTGGAATTCAATTCAATTACTTCTCTCTACACGAGTATTAATTCTACGAATGCTCAGCTACAATATAACCTTGCGCTTCGTAATGTCATATCTGCTTTCGCTACTTTCGTGCCTGTCAAAAATATCAATACTCTTACAGAAGATGGTCAGGTGACTGTTTATCCATCTGGAAAAGATACGAGTGATACAGCTCTAGCTTTTATTCGTAGAGTTCAATTCCTTAAGGGTGGCTCTAAGTTCCCCGCGGATTTTGATTATGTTAATAATATTGAAGATGATGCTGATACTCAATTACCTGATCCTCAAATTGTAAGGAATCTTGTTGATGCTGTGTCTCCCGATTATACTAATGATAGATTTAGTATTTCTCCATCAAATATGAATCGTGATTACAGTATGACTACTTCTGCTACAACCGATACGGCTTACAATCTAATTCCCGAAGGTGGTGCTGTAATGGGTCTCGGTGTTAAGTATGGTATTGGCGGAGCAGGGGAAAATTTTTCAACAGAACAGTTCGGTATGTCAATTGAAAGTCAATTAAATCGTGATAGACCGATGGGTGTATACATCTTTGTCAAGTCTCGTGCGCAGCTTGTATTTTCTCCGAACGGAGTTCAGCTGATACAATAGTGATAATTTTTATCTATAATTTTATCTTTTTTGATTATTTTTTTTTATTAATATTTTATTACTTCATAATAAATGTCAGATATGGATATGCCTCCAACTCAAGCGGACACGGTCCCTAACTTTCTTATGTTAAAACAGATCCCTGTCAATTACATTCAGCAGGTAGAAACTGATCTTCTAGAGCCAGTCGTATTTAATCAGGGAGCGGCGTCGACGGATGGATTCTCACGATTTGTTTTACAAAACAAAGGTTTCCTTTCATCTCATTCTAAGATCTTTGTTTCTCTAAAGCCAACGACTAATGTAGCGAACGGATACTTAGCGCCACAGCTCGGTATAGGTCAAGTAATTAAGAAAGCTGTTCTTAAAATTGGTAATAAGCAGATTAATGAAATTGATTCTTGGGCTGGATTATACGGAGTTAAGTCTTCTTTAATTACAAATGAAAACAACCTTGAACGCGAACAGTATCTTACTGGTCGTGTGATTAATCACGATTTTGATTATAATGATGGATCTAAGGCACTAGCGAATGGTTATTCTCTTGATAATGGTATGGCTTTTAATGGAGCAGAAGGACTCAGTCAGCCTACTTGGGCTGTTATGAATGGTAATAAGCCTGATGAATGTCCTTCTTACAGTATAGATTTAAGTGATTTGTTTCCTTTCCTTAAGGTTCATCAGCTTCCACTTTATATGATTAATGAGCCAATTGCGATTGAGCTTACTTTCCAACCGACTGCTTCTCATCGTATTCAAATTGACACGGGCGATACTGCTGCGGAGGAATGTGAAATTGTAAGAGATCAATTAAAGTTCTGTGCTGATTATATTTTCTACGGAGCTACAGATGAAATGGATAGATTCGCACAGGAAAATGGAGATTTATCATTTTCTTTTGTGGATTACAGAGTTGTAGAGCATTCCACGACGACTGCTGCTCTTGGAGAAGGTTTAGTTAGAAATCTTGGTATGGCTAATCGTGTTGTTCCCCGTATTATTGTGACTACATCAAAAAGTGGGGAAAATGAAGCCACTATTCTCGGACAGTATAATGCTGTAGCCCCGAACGTCAATGCATCAGGTGTGGAAGGCGCATTTAAATATAATGTTCGTTATAATGATCGTTTTGAATTTACAAGTGATGTTGATAATGTTGCTCGTATGTTTAGTATTTTTACTGATAGTGAAAGTGTTCCTTTTGTCACTCGTGATGAATACAGCGATCAAGGTGTAGCAGGACAGATCACTGGCGAAGATTATCAAGGTCGTGCTCAAAACTCTAATCTTCAAGGCAAGTTTTTCTATATGGGAACTCGCTTGACTAATGGTCGTGTCGGGCAGCGAGGTATTGAATTACATTTAACTAGTGGTGTTCCTGCTAATGTTGATTTACTCAGATGCTATTGTGAGTATGTAAGAGTAGCTCGTCTTGTTAATGGTATGATGGAAGTATACAACGCATAAAGTCTTTTTTTAATTTAGGGATAATTTTTACAACTTAGAATTACAATTGGAATAAAATCCAAAATAATTTTATTCACTACGGTTTTACATAATGTTTTTTTTTAGATACAAAATATTATCCCTTTTTTTATTTTTATGATAAATACTTAGAAATAAAATCTTATTATATTATAAATGGATAAAGAACTAAACATAACAGAAATATTAACTAAATTCAAGCCTAATGTCAAGCCTTCTACGATCAATCAATACAACGTTCAGTTAAAACAATTGAAAACAATATTTAATAGTGATAATTTTATGTTCTTAAAAAATGTAGATACTGTTGTTGATAAATTAAAACAAAAACACTTCACAACTCAAAGAAATTTTTATAATTCAATTGTAGTCTTTTTACAAGCTATGGATGAAGATAAAGAATTAATTAAAAAATATACTGTGATGCGCGATGATTTAAACGAACATTATAAAAAAACATTAACAGATAGAATTTCTGACAAACAGCAAAAGAACTTCGCGTCAATGGACGAAATAAGAACTATGATTAATACAATGGATAAGAGTATTAAGCAAGGTAAATTGAAGACAAAGGCAGATCTTACAGGTAAAGAAAAAGAATTATTAATGATGAATATGATATACAAAATGCTCTTAGAAATTCCAACACGCAACGATATAGCGGATATGATTATTACAACACCAAGTCTGTATGCTAAAATGGATAAGAAGCATAATTACCTTGTAGTGGGTCGTCCAAGTGTTTATTATATGTTAAATAATTACAAGACTAATAAAACATATGGTTTTGATAAAAAAATAGATGTATCAGGTCCTTTAGCAACAGTTATTAGAGCTTTTTTAAGAGTGACTAAAAAAAAGACTGGCGATATCTTATTGACTACAAGCACAGGTAATGCGATTTCAAGAAATGTATTATCACAAATGTTAAT